AAAATTTTAAAAAATAAAAAAATATATAATGGACTATATGTTCATTATACGAGGAGATAATATGAGAATTAAAATAGGGGAAAGTGAAGGAGAAAGATTAAATATGAATAATGTTAAAGTAATCAATGACAAAGGCTTTGCACAGCCAACGATGTTAATTTCTGTAGAATGTTATACACAAATAATAGAACAAATAGGATACTTAAAAGGAAGAAATATGGAATTAGAAAAACAATTAAATAAAGAACAAGTACTTGAGATACCAATAGAATGCGACGAAGTACGATATTATGATAATAAGCCTCATAATATGACTAAATTAACAATGAAAAATCTTTTAGAAAGAGAAATAAAGAGATTAGAAGGATTAAAAAAAGATAGTTGTAGAGAAGAAATGTTAAGAATAAATGGAAAAATAGAAGGATTAGAGTATGCAATTAATAAATTATTTGAATTATAAAATTAAGGGAGGAATACAAATGTTTAAGTTAAGAAAAAGATTAAAAGAAATAGATGATATTCAAAATGAATTAAAAAATAAATTATTAACAGAAGAGAAGTTATATAAGTTTTATTTAGAAAGAAAAATAGATGAAATAAATGCAAGATTAAAACATAATTTAAGTTATTCTATAGAACACAATACAGAATCAATTAGAGCAGACGGATGGAGATTTTTCGATATGTCATGGACAATAAGCGTTATGATTAAAATAAGTAACATAGAAATCAAAAAGTTTACTTATGTAACACATCCAAATATAACGAAAAAGGATATTTACAAAACAATATTAAGATACATAAACTCAAAACCTATAAGTTATTTTATAAAACTAGATAATAAAATAGAAGATCTAGAGAAACACAATACAGAATTAGATAAAAAGAAATTAAACCTAGAAGAGGAATTAAAGAAAATAATATAAAATTGTAGGAGGTACAAAAGATTGGAAATTAAAACCTTAATTAAATTATTAAAAAACTACAAAGAAAACAAAGCTACATTAAACATTAGATTAAAAGAATTAAAAAACAAAAGAATAGAATTAAAAAATCTAGTAGTAGATACTAGTATAAGTGGAATAAATTATGATACGGAAGGAATACATAGTAAAAATGCTATATCAGACAAAACAGTAAACAGCATTATTAAGACAGATAATAAAAGAATTAAACTAGAAGAGGATATAAAGAAACTAGAAGAGGAAATAAGAAATTTAAGAAAAGATGTAGAAGCTGTAGATGATAGATTAGAAGTGCTAACATACAAAGAGAAACAGCTGTTAATTGCAAGATATATTGAAGAATGCAGCTACGTTGATATTGGTAACAGAGTATACTATCAAATATATAATGAAACAAGAAGCTCTGACGCAATTAAAAGAATTATAGAAAAAGCTATGCAAAAAATAGCAAAAATATAAAAGTCTAAAAATGCATGGTTTTTGCGTACAAAATACACGGTTTTTGCACTTGTTTTTTAGAAAATAACAGTTTATAATCTATAATAGCAACAAAAAAGTTGTAAGGCATCCTTTTATTATTATTCAAATATAATTACTACATAAAATTGTGACTATATATGTCACAATTTTTTTATATTGCGGGATAGAGCAGCTGGCAGCTCGTTGGTCTCATAAGCCAAAGGTCACAAGTTCGAGTCTTGTTCCTGCAACCATAAGAGTAGACGTTTTATATGTCTACTCTTTTTTTGTACTAGACATTGTGATTCGTTGCAAAATCACCTCCTTTCTTAATGTAAATATTTGACTAAACAAGCTATTTCTAGTGTAGCTTGTTTTTTTATTTTATAAGGAGAATGAAATGAAACTAAAGATTATAATTTTATATTTATTAATAAAGGTAATGAACATATATGAAAGATAAATTGAATTGGAAAGAATGTATGAAACGTAAATGTGAGCAATGCAAACATTATGATAGATGTTTTAAAAAGGAGAGAAAAAAAGATGAGCGTAAAAAAATGATAAAGAAAAAATAAAAGAACTAGCAGAGATTTTTAAATCAATAGCAGATACTTTAAATGAAGCAGTAAAAATTCAAGACAAGTTAGATAATAACGAATTAGATATGTCTGAAGAAGAAGCAAATGAAAAAATAGATGAATTATTAGGAAAGTTTATTATAAAGCTATTAAAAGCACAAGAAAAATTAAAGGATATGTAAATATGATTAAACAGAGAATAATAGAAAACGAAGTTTATACAATAAATATACTCAAAGAGTTAACTAGCGATGACAAAATAGATTTGGAAAAAAGTATTAAAACATTACAAAAATACAAAGACAAAAGCATAATAAGTTCTTCTAAGTTTATTGTAATCAACACGCATAAGACAATGAGCGAAATAAATACAGAACTTATTAATGATAAAATAAGAAAATTATTTAAAGTTTATAAAATAAACGGAAAGGTAATGTATTGTATAGAAGATATAAATACAATCAAAGAAATAGAAAGTTCAGAACTTAATAACATAAATAAAAAAGAACTTATTAGTAAAATAATATTAATAGAAGAATCGGTTAAAGAATTAGAAGAATATTTAACAAAATTAAAAGAAAAAACAGGAGAAAATATAAATGAAAAACATAATATTATATCATAATAATTTATTAAAATTTGGTGGAGTAGATACATTTGTATATAACTTTACTAAAAAATTAAAAAAATATTACAATATAACATTTTTATATAGTATAGCTGATGAAGAAAATCTAAAAAGAATAAAAGAAAATGTAAAAAATGTAGAAAAATATGACTCTAATAAGAAATATATTTGTGATATTTGTGTTTGTGCATCTGCATGGGGAGAATATCCAGAAAGTGTAGTAGCCAAAAGTGGAAGATATATTCAAATGGTACATGCAGATTATGTAAGAGCTAAAGAAGTTAATTTTACTTATAATAAATGGCATAAAACTACAGAACATGTTGGAGTATCAGAGCATGTTTGTAAAATTTTTAAAAAATTATATCCAAAAGAAAAAATAACAAGAATATATAATATTTTAGATGAAATACAAGAAACAAAACCAATATTAAAATTAATTAGCGCAACAAGAGTCAGCAAAGAAAAAGGCTATGAAAGAATGCTTAAATTAGCACAAGAATTAAAAAAAGCAGGAATAAAGTTCAGATGGACAATATTTACAGATCTAGAGTTATATAATAAAAAGCCCTTTAATTTAGAAGAAATTGTATACATGAAACCATCTCATAATTTTTTTGATTATATAGTAGAGGCTGATTATGGAGTTCAACTTTCAGATACAGAAGGATATAGCTACTTTATTAATGAGTGTTTAGAATATGGAACTCCAGTATTATGTACGAACTTTCCTAGTGCATATGAAAGTATTGAAGATGAAAAGAATGGATATATATTAGATATGCAATTAAGCAATTTAAATATTAATAAAATAGTTAATAACATTCCAAACAATTTTAACTACAAAGAAAAATGTACAGAGAAGGATTGGATAAATTTTTTAAATAAAAAGATAGAAAGGAAAAAGAAAGATATGTTTAAAGTAATAGCAAAACAAAACTATAATGATAAAATGCCAGAGCTAATTGAAGGAATTATAGATAAAGAAATACAATACAATGCGAATGGAAGTGCAGCAATTAGCGAAGGAGATATTTATATTATAAATGATGCTGATAGAGCAAAACAAATAGAGGAATCTGGTTTAGCAGTAGTAATGGAAATAATAGAAAAGAAAGAAGAAATAAAAGAAAAAGTAGATAATATTAAAGAAATAGAAGAGGTTAAAGAAGAAAAGAAGAAAACAAAAGGAAGAACTAGAAAGAAGATAGAAAAATAAGATGTTATTAAAGTTATGTGCAAGATGCCAAAAGGTAATACAAGCTCCTAATAGATATTGTAGCAATTGTCAAAAGATTGTAGATAAAGAAATAGAAATTAACAAACAAAGAAATATGAGTAGATATAACAAGAACAGAGATAATAAATATAAAACTTTTTACAATAGTAAAGATTGGAAGCTACTTAAGGAAGCATATAAGATTAAACATCCATATTGTGAGATGTGTCAAGAAGAGGCAAAGAAAGAAGGCAAACATACAATACAATTAACAGAAGAGATACATCACAAAGAACCTATACAAACACCAACAGGTTGGCTACGAAGACTAGAGTGGAGTAACTTAATAGCATTATGTCATAAACATCATAATATACAACACAATAGATTTAAGAAGAGGAAAAAGACGTGAAGATATTTAGTGCAATTGTAATTTCAAATGAATATAAAGATAGAATAGATATTCTGTACGAATGCGACAGCAAAAGAAACATACAATGTAAAGGACATAATAGCTGTAAAGAATGTCGCTATACACATGAATTAAAATATGCAAAAGATATATCTCAAGGAAAAACAAGAATAGAATTAGAAGAAGAAATAAAAAGAAAAGATGAAGAGATAGAAGAATACAAGAACACAATTAGAAGAATGATAAACAAAGAAAATATATTTAATTTTAAAACAATGAATGAAATAAGAAAAATATATAATTTAGAACCAATAGATTGAACAATATTAAAGTAAAAGAAAAAATAGAAAGGGTTAGGGGTACATAAAAAAGTTTTAAAGGTTTAAACCTAGAACGGTGCGTCCCTCCTCTTTGTACAAAAAAGTCCCTCAAATCAATTTAAAAGGACAAAAAACGAAAGGTGAGGTCTAATGCCACGTGGAAATCAAAAACAGCCTATAAACTTGATTTTGGCTAAAGGAAAGAAGCATTTAACAAAGGCAGAAATAGAAGAAAGACAAAAAACAGAAATAAAAACTGACCATATTAATGTTACTGCTCCAGAATATTTAACAGATGAGCAAAAAAAAGAGTTTTATAGAATTGCAAAAATTTTATTAGATATAGGAATAATTACAGAACTAGATGAAGATTGTCTAGCTCATTATTTAATTTCTAATTCAAATTATGTTAGTTATACTAAAAAATTAAATGAACTAAATGGGAAATTGGCACGAGCAAGAAAGACGGAAAAGAAAAAAGATTATATGTCGCAAATTGATTTGTATTTAACTTATCAGGATAGAGCATTAAAGCAATGTAGAGCTTGCGCAAATGATTTAGGATTATCTATATCTTCAAGAGCTAGATTAGTAATGCCAGAGGCTAAAGAGCCTCCAAAAGAAAATAAATTTAATAAGTTTAAAATATTATGATAGATAGAGTTACAGAATATGCAAAAAAAACCATAGAAGAAAACAAAATGGGAGAGTTGCATATTTTAGCTTGTAAAAGACATCTTGAAGATTTAAAAAGGCAAGGAACTAAAGATTTTCCATATATTTGGAATCCTGAAAACTCTGAAAGAATTATAGAATATGCAGAAACATTAACAATTGGAGAGGGATTTGAAAAAAAGCCAGTTAAACTTGTTGGTGGACAAATCTTTGATTTTGGATGCCCTTTTGGTTGGCTAAAATTAAATGGAAAAAGAAGATTTAGACGTTCTTATAAAAGTATGGCTAGACAGAATGGAAAATCTTTTGAAAATGGTATAAAAGGAACATATATAGCTGGGTTTAGTGGTTATCATTATGGAAAACTTTTTACAGTTGCTACAAAGAAAAGACAAGCTAGAATCGCCTGGGAAGAAATGAAAAAATTTATAGAAGCAGACAAAGATTTGCAAGAGCTTTTTGAAATTAAAGATTATAAATCTTTAATAATTGCTAATGATAGCAAATGCACAATTGAAGCTCTTTCTCGAGAAGGGGGATTAGATGAAGGATTTAGAGCAATATTTGCTTCTATAGATGAATATCATCAACATCCAGATGCTAAAACATATAAAGCTATTTATAATGGAACTAGAGCATTAGATGAAACATTAATAAGTATTATTACAACTAGAGGCGATAAACTAAATAGCGCATGTTATGAAATGGACAGATACTGTATAAATATTTTAAAAGGAATAGCAAAAGCAGAAGACTTTTTTGTTGATATATATGCATTAGATGAAAAAGACAATATATTTGATCCAAAAAATTTAATAAAAGCCAATCCATATCTTGCATCTACAAAACAAGGTTTAGAAAATTTAAAAACAGATATGCAAACTGCTAGAGATATGGGAAGTGAAGAGTTAAGGGACTTTATGACAAAGTCCCTTAATTTATGGGTACAAAACACAGAAGATATATTCATTAGCCCAGAAAAATGGAAAAAATGTGAATCTGATTTAGAATTAGAAGATTTAGAAGGTTCAAAATGTTATGCTGGATTAGATTTATCTTCTGGTGGAGATTTAACAACTATTGCTATAGAAATTCCCCTAAAAGATAATGAGTTTTTTATAGCTACACATTCTTTTATGCCAAGAGGAAGAATGGAAGAGCATATTACAACAGATATAGCTCCATATGATTTATGGGAAAGACAAGGACTTATTACTGTAACAGGTGGACAAACAACATTCAAAAATGATTATAAGTTTATTATTAAATATTTAAAAGACATAATAGAAAAATATGATTTAGAATTGCAAGGAATTGGATATGACCCACATAATGCAGATGTTTTTTTATCAGATTTGGAGGAATTTGGTGTGCCATTGTTAGAAATAAAACAATCAGCTAGATTTTTGCACGATGGAACAGAAGATATGCAACTTAATGTAGAATCTAGAAAGATTAAATACAACAAACGTGAAGAACTACTTAGCTATAGTGTTTCTAATGCTAAAATTGTAAAAAATAGTTTTGGAGAGAAAAAAATTGACAAAGAAAAAAATGCAAAAAATAAAAGAATAGACCCTTGCGATGCAATGATAGATGCTCATATTACACAAATGAAGTTAAAAGAAGAAGAAAAAATAGATTACAACAAAGAAATGGAAGAGTATTTAAACAACATGGGATGGAATTAGGAGGCAAGTAAGTGAAAACAAAGTTAAAAGTTAGAATTAAAAATGCAATAAATGTATTAAGAGATAAACAAACGCAAGATAATGCAATGCGAGAGTTACTTAATTTTTTAGGGATAGATGGAAAAAACGAAAAAGCTTTATCTGAAGTAACTTATTTTACTTGTTTGAAATTACTTTGTGAATCCGTTGGTAAAGTACCATTAAAAATATTTCAATATAATTCCGACGGTGGAGTGGTAACAGCAAGAGGACATCCTTTGTATTTTACAATTCACGATAGACCAAATCCATATATGACTGCAACAACTTTTTGGGGAACAATGGAAAATAATAGAAATCAGTTTGGAGATGCTTATGCATGGATAAAAGGTGCAAGTAAAAAAATGACATTATGGATTCTTCCTTCTGATGAGGTAGAAATTTGGTATGATGATCAAAAAGTTTTATCTGATATACCTGATATTTACTACATATATTCGCATGGAGGAAAGTTATATAAGTTTTCCTCTGAAGAGATAATACATGTAAAAAGTTCTATGAGCTTTGATGGAATAAAAGGAATAGCAGTAAAAGATCAACTTAAATTAACAATAGACGGAAATGTAAAAGCACAGAAGATGTTAAATCAAATGTATAAAAGTGGATTTACAGCTAAAGCTGTAGTTCAATATACATCAGATTTATCAGATAATAATTTGAAAAATTTTAAAGAAATGATAGAGGATTTTGCTGGTAGTGATTTAGATGATAAAGAAGTAAAAAATATTATTCCAATTCCTGTGGGAACAACATTAACTCCTCTAAATGTTAAACTTGCAGACAGTCAATTTGTTGAAGTAAAAAAATATAGTGCTTTACAAATTGCATCTGCATTTGGTATTAAACCAAACCAGATTGGAGATTATGAAAAATCTAGCTATGCAAGTTCTGAATCACAACAATTAAGTTTTTATAAAGATACATTGCTTTATATTCTAAAGCAATATGAAGAGGAACTAAATTACAAACTTCTTTCAAGAGAAGAAATAGATAAAGGATTTTATTTTAAATTTAATATTGCTGTTTTGTTAAGAGCAGACCAAAAGACACAGATTGAAACATTAAGTCAAGCTGTGTCTAATTTTATATATACACCTAACGAGGCGAGAGCTTATTTGGATAAACCTGCAATGGCAGGAGGAAATAGACTTCTTGGAAATGGTGCAAGCATTCCTGTTGAATTAGCAGGAACTCAATATACAAATAATTCAGAAGGAAAGGAGGAGGAAAAGAAATGGATAGAGAAGAGTATGGAGAAAGTACTGAAAAAATTCTTGACGAAGGAATAATATGCAAATCTGCAGAAGTAGAAAATCAAGATGTAACAGAGGAAGAAATTAAAAAAATAAACAAATTTACTCTTGCTCCTCTAAAAGCAGAAGAAGTATTTACATTTAAATTAATATTAGGAGATAACGGTTTAGATGATAGAAATTATGAACCATTTAACTTAAACGCCCTAAAAGATTTAAAGAAACTTTATATTGGGAAAACAATGATAAAAGACCACAAAAGAACAGCAGATAATCAAATAGCTCGAGTTTATGATACAGAATTGCAACAAGATTCAAGTAAACTAACTGAAGCTGGAGAAATTTTCACAAAGTTGATTGCTAAATGCTATATGATTAAAACAGACAAGAATGCAGATTTAATTGCAGAAATTAAGGCAGGAATAAAGAAAGAAGTTTCTACAAGCTGTAGAGCAAAACATGCATACTGTTCAATTTGCGGTGAAGACAATATGAAGCATTATTGTACTCATTATTGGGGACAGGAATATGACACAAAAGATGGCAAAAAGATATGTTATTTTACACTAGATGGAGCAAAAGAAGCTTATGAAGTGTCTTTTGTAGCAGTTCCAGCACAGCCACGAGCAGGAACTACTAAAAATTATGGTGGCAAAGAAAAAAATAAAAATAATGAAGAATCCGAGATTGATTTAAAAATCAAGAATTTGGATTCTTTTTTATTTTTAGAAAAAGAAAAAATGGAGGAATAAAACTATGAATAAAAAAATGAGAGAACTTTTAGCAAAAATTGAAAGCAAACAAGCTTTAGTGAAAGGATATACAGATGGTGAAAATAAAGATTTAGAAAAAGCAAAAGAACTTTTAGATGAAATAGAAAAATTACAAGAAGAATATCAAGTTGAAAAAAGATTATTCGAAAACGAAAAGAAAGTTGCTAAACTAAATGAAGAAGACATAGAAGAAATAGAAAAAAATATAGCTAACAAAAAAGAAGATAATAAAGAAATAAAAGAAGAAAGCTCAATAGAAAAATTTGCAAAAGAAATAAAAAATATTGCAAAAGGATTAGACGAAGGAACGCCAGCAGATGGTGGATATACAGTTCCAGAAGACATTTCTACTTTAGTAGAACAAAGAAGAGAAGCAAAAGCTTCATTAATAGATTTAGTAAGCGTAGAAATTGTTTCTACAAACAAAGGAAGCAGAACGTTTAAGAAAAGAAGTCAACAAACAGGATTTACTAAAGTCGGCGAAGGTGGAAAAATAACAAAATCTTCAACACCTCAATTTGAGAGAATGGATTTTGAAATATCTAAATATGCAGGATATTTACCAATTACAAATGAATTATTAGAAGATACAGATACAAACATTGTTAATACAATTGTTGAATGGCTTGGAGATGAATCTAGAGTAACAAGAAATAAAATAATTCTAGATTTAATTAAAACACAAGATGAACAAGAATTAAATGGATTAGATGATATTAAGAAAACTTTAAATGTTACATTAGGAAGTGCTTTCAAATCTACATCTGTAATTGTAACTAACGATGATGGCTTACAATATTTAGACACATTAAAAGACAACGAAGGCAATTATATATTACAACCTAATCCAGCTGAACCTATGCAATTAAGATTATGCGCAGGAGCAACTACAGTTCCTGTAAAAGTAATATCTAACGAAGACTTACCAACAAATTCAAACAAAATTCCAGTTATAATTGGAGATTTAAAAGAAGGAATAAGATTCTTTGATAGAAGAAGATTAACACTTAATACATCTAATGTTGCAGCTATTGGAGAATTAAATGCTTTCGAAGAAGATCTAACATTATTTAGAGGTATTGAAAGAGAAGATTGTAAAATCAGAGATAATAAAGCTTTTGTAAATGGATATATTAGTACAACTCCTTCTGTGTAGGAGGGATATAAATGAAACAAGAAGTAGAAAAACTCTTGAAAATTGCTAAAGAATGTTTGAGTATAGTAGATTCATCATCTTTAAAAGATAAAGAAATTACTATGCTTATTGAATCTGCAATATCAGACTTAAAAAGAGTAAATATAGATGTCGATAAAAACATAGAAGATGATTTAATACAAAATACAATAATAATATATGTTAAGGCTCATTTTGGAGATGGAGATATCAATAAAAGGACAGAATATCTAAAACGATATAAATCTAACTTAAGAGAATTACAATTTTCTGAAGAATATCAAAAGCAAAATAATGAGGAGGTAGATAACAATGCGTGATGTAAGTTGCAAGTTGTTATCTACAACATATAAAAAAGATACAAATGGCATTCAAACTATAGACAAAATAGAAGAGAAAGAAGTACCGATTATAGATGAAGAAGATATATATGCAAATGAATATTATCAAGCAAATCAAAACGGATATAAACCTACTTTGAGGTTAGTAATTAGTAGTTTAAATTATAATAATGAACAAGAACTAATTTATATGGATGTAAAATATACGATAATTCGTATTCAAAAGAAAAATCTTGATGAACTTATATTAATATGCGAAAGGAAAATTAATAATGTCTAATTCCATAAAAATAGATAATTTGCCTAAAATAGTTAAAAAATATTTAACAAATTATGTTGAAGATATAGAAGACGGAGTAAAAGAAGCAACAGAAAAATTATCTAAAGAAGCTGTCAAAGAGTTAAAAAAAGAATCTCCAAGACGAAAACCAAGTAAAAAAGGACCAAGAGAAAATCCTTACTGGAAAGGATGGAGCAGAAAGAAATATACGAAGTCAAAGAGAAGATATATAGTAGATATATACAATAAAACAAATTATCAGTTAACTCATTTATTGGAAAATGGACATGCTACCAAAAACGGAGGACATACAAAAGCTCAACCACATATTAAGCCAGTAGAAGAAAAATATAACAAATTATATGAAAAAGAAATAAAAGAAACAATTATAAGGAGTTCTAAAACATGAAGAACCTACAAGAATTAGCGAAAAGATTTGAAGAACAAAAAATACAATATGCTTATGGTAATTTTCAAGAAGAGGTCAATCCTCCACATGCTGTAGCATTGGAAACAGAAACAACTAATTTTTTTGCAGAAAATAAAGTTTATCACAGACTAGGAAATATTCAATTAGATATAACTATGAATTATATAGATTTAAATTTAATTAATACGATTGAAAACAAAATTTTATACGATGTTTGTTGGAACAAATCAGAAACGACTTATCTGTCAGATGAAAAAATTTGGCAGATAAGTTATTTTTTTGAAATTTAAAAGAGAGGAAGAAAAAGTATGAGTAAAGATGGAAATAGAGTTTACTTTGGATTAAGTAATGTACATGTTGCTAAAATGATTATTGGAGAGGATGGTTCTATAACTTTTGGAACGCCTTTTAAGGTACCAGGCGCAGTAAATTTATCACTGGATGCAGAAGGGGATAGTGAGCCTTTTTATGCAGATAATATAAAATTCTGGGAGAGTTTTGCTAATAATGGATATAGTGGAGATTTGGAAATTGCAAAGCTACCTGAAGAATTTGAAACAGAAATATTAGGGCAAAGAAAAGATGCTAATGGAGCAATAATCGAAAACGTAAATGATAAAATATCTCCATTTGCATTTATGTATCAAGTCGAAGGAGATCAAACAGGAACTAGATTCTGTTATTATAATACAACAGTTTCTAGACCAAGCACAGAAGCAAACACAACAGAAGATACCAAAACACCAAATACAAATACATTATCTATTACAACATCTGCTAGAACAGATACTGGAGATGTAAGAATAAAATTACCTTATTCAGAAGAAAACAAAGAAATTTATGAAAAATTCTTTGAAAAAGTATATGAACCAACAGAGATACCATCAGTATAGCTTAACTATACTGATTTTTGATTTTGAAAGGAAAATAGCGAAATGAAAAAAGTAAAAATTTGTGATAGAGAGTTCGATATAGATTGCAATGCATTAACTTATATTCAATATAGAAAAAAATTTAATAGAGGAATATTCGAAGATTTTGAAATAATACAAAATTTTATAACTATGCAAACTTTGATGGCAAATCAATTAAAGAAAGAAAATCCAAAAATAACAGAAGTCGAGATAACAACAAAGTTATCTCGATTAATGCTTAAAAGTATTGATAACTATATAGAAGCAGTAACAAGAATTGCCTATATTTGTTGCTACACAGCAAATCCAAAAATTGGCGAATATGAAGATTGGCTTAAATTAATTAAAAGAATCAATACAACAGATGATTGGATTGTCGAGGTAACGGAATTTGCCGTCGATAACTTTTGTGGATGAAGAAGCTATTAAGGAATTAAAAAAAATAGTAAAAAGCGAAGAAGAAATAAATTTAAAATTTCCAGAACACGATTTTTTTGCTACAGCATTAAAAATAGGGATAACTATAGAAGATTTAAAAGAATTGACATATGTAGATATTTTAAAAATTTTTATATCGTTTTTACAAAAAGATAAAGATAAAACAACAAATGGAGTAAGAAAAGCTACGCAAGAAGAAATTAATCAATTAGTTGCAAGAATGTAGGAGGATAATATGGCAGGCAGTATAAAAGGCATTATCGTTGAAATAGGTGGAGATACATCAGGCTTACAAAAAGCAATAAGTAAAGTAAATTCTGCTACATCTAGTTTAACTAAAGAATTAAGAGGAGTAAATTCCTTATTAAAGCTAGATCCAAAAAACACAGAATTATTAAGCCAAAAACAAGAAATATTATCTGAAGCAATAGAAACAACTTCTGAAAAATTATCGCAATTAAAAAAGATACAAGAAGAAGCTAACAAAGATATGAGCAAAGTTTCTCCAGAAAATTATAGAAACCTTCAGAGAGAAATTGCAAGCACAGAAAATAAACTAAAACAACTACAATTACAAGCAAGCAAATGGAACGAAGCAGGGAAAAAGCTAGAAGAGTTTGGAAATAAATTTACTAACATATCAAGTAAAATAGATAATGTAGGAAGTAAATTAACAACATCCTTAACATTACCTATATTGGCAATTGGAACTGCAGCAGTAACTACAGGAAATGACTTTGAAAAACAAATGTCAAGAGTACAAGCTATATCAGGTGCAACTAAAGACGAATTAGAACAATTAACGAATCAAGCTATAGATTTAGGAGCTTCTACTAGTTTCAGTGCATCAGAAGTAGCATCTGGAATGGAAAACTTAGCAAGTGCAGGCTTTACAACATCTGAAATAATGGAAGCAATGCCTGGCTTACTAGATTTAGCAGCATCAAGTGGTGCAGAACTTGCAACAGCATCAGAAATTGCGGCTAGTGCAATTAGAGGATTTGGATTAGAAGCTAATGAATCAGCACATGTAGCAGACGTATTTGCAGAAGCAGCAGCAAGGACAAATGCTCAAACAGAAGACATGGGAGAAGCAATGAAATATGTAGCACCAGTTGCGAAGACAGTTGGACTATCAATTGAAGAAACAGCAGCTGCCATAGGTATTATGTCTGATGCTGGAATAAAAGGAAGTCAAGCAGGTACAACATTAAGAAGTGGATTAGTTAGAATTGTAAAACCAACAAAGCAAGTGAAAGATGCTATGGAACAATTAAATGTAGAATTTTATAATTCTGATGGTACAATGAAATCCTTAACAGAGATAGTGGAAGTATTGCAAAAGAGTACAGCAGGATTAACAGATGAAACAAAAAATCAAGCCCTTGCACAAATATTTGGTACAGAAGCATTATCTGGAATGCTAGCTCTTGTAAATAGAGGTTCTGACGAATTGTCTAATATGACAAAATCTTTTGAAGATGCTGATGGAGCAGCTTCAGAAATGGCTGATACTATGTTAAATAATACTTCTGGCGCTATAGAAGAGTTAAAAGGTAGTCTTGAAAGTGCAGGTATTGCAATACAAAAAGAATTAGCACCATATATTAAGGATTTAGCAGATTATATTAAGGATTTAGTAGATAAGTTTAATGATTTATCAGATGAAGAAAAAGACAATATAATAAAAACAGTATCTTTAACAGCAGCAATAGGTCCTGCTTTAAAAATAATAGGAAATCTAGGCTCTGGAATAGGAAAAGTAGTTAAAATAAGTGGAAAATTATCTCAAAAAATAGGTGAACTTATACCTAAAATAACCCAAACATCTACAGGAACATTTACATTAAAAAGTGCATTAAGTGCATTAGGAGTAGGAGGAGCTGGAGCAGTAGCTTTTTTTGGAGCAGCAGCACTTGGAATAGGTGCATATCAGCTTAAACAACATGAAACAATTATTGAAGCAAATAAACTCACTCAAGAAACTATAAAGCAAAAAGAAGCTTTTAATTCGTTAATAGAAAGTCAAAATCAAAAGCTTGCTATTGATATGCAGCAAATAAGTAAAACTGAAGAATTATGGCAAGAGTTACAAAAAATAACAGATGAAAATGGTAAAGTTAAATCAGGATATGAAGAAAGAGCTAAAGTAATTACATCAGCATTATCAGAAGCGTTAGGAACAGAAATAAATTTAAATGGAGATGTAGTACAAGGTTATAAAGATATACAAAATGAAATTGATAATTTAATAAGAAAAAAGAAAGCTGAAGCAATAATGTCAGCACAAGAAGAGGCATATACAGAAGCGTTTTCGGCAAGACAAGATGCATATAAAAAAATATTAGATATACAAAATCAAATTTCAGAAAAACAAAGTAAAATTGCTTTTGCAGATGGTAGAGAAAGAGCAAAACTTACGTCAGACATAGGAGCTTTAACAAAATCTTTACAAGAGCAACAAAATTTAGTTAAGGAATATGATGTTACAATAGCAGACTACGAATATGATCAAAAATTAGCAATGGAAAATACAGCTGATTCTGTGGCTGAATTAATTAACAGAAATGCAATTTCATATCAATCAGATGTTAACAATCTTCAACAATCAGGTTTAGACAAGTTAAACTATTATACTGCACAATTACAAAATTATAAAAATTATAAGCAACAAGAAAGAGATGCAGGAAATACAGCAAATGAACAAATGTATCAAGACCAAATTAATGCCGATGAACAACAGCTACAATTAACTGCACAAAGTTTTGCAAAACAAATAACAAAGATAGAAGACTTAACACCAGAAATGGTTAAAACTTATGGAGATATAGCAGATTATTCAACTGATGAGTTCAATAAAGCAATTAGCAATTTACCAGAAAACGTAGCAAAAGAATTGAACTCAATAATATGGACAGTTGATACATCAACTTTACCTAATTCGACTCAATCATTAGGAGATAGAGCTGCTCAAAAATTTAAAGAAAAATATAATAATGCAGAAGGCAAAAGCGCTTCAGACGATTATTTAGCTGGAGCTGAAAAAGGTCTAAATTCGAGTGCTGGCTCATTCTGGAATTTACTATTTAATATAGGTAATAGAGGTAATAGTCAGTTTAGAAAAGGTTTAGGAGATGGTTCGCCATCAATTTTAGCAGAAAGAGCACTTATAGACTATTTCGCTGGAGCAAATATAGGAATGAATGATGCTGGAAAAGACTTACTAAAGGATATGAATAAATATGGAGAAAAAGCAAATAGTGAGTTTAGTGAAGCATTACAATATAGTAAAATTAATAAAAAAATAAAATATGGAATAGATATACCAAAAAATATAAATGGACTACAGTCTGCATTAACTAGTGAAGTAAAAAAAGCAAGTAATATAAATTATAATATAAATAATATATTTAATGTGCAAGAGTTAGATAAAGAAAGGTTAGAACAATGTTTTAATTATATTAATAGAAAATTTGGAAGCAAATATTAAACTTTACAAATAACTTAAAGTTGTATATAATTCCTTTGGAGGGGATTGTATGATATGTCCAAATTGTAAAAAGGTAATACCAAATGATTCAGAAAGATGTCCAGAATGTTTAGTAAATATTGAGGCTTTTAATAGAGAAGCAAAGTTATACGGAACCGAAAAAAGATCTAAGTTTATTGGAACAGTGATTACACTAACCATCATATTCTCTTTGATTTTAGCTGTAATATGTTTAATTGCTAAATCGTATTTAGTAGCAATTGCAGCAATTTTGGCAATAGGACCAGAAATATTTATATTAAAAATTGCAGAAACTATAATAGACTTATTGCAAGAAATTAGTCAAAAAATGGATAGATAGAGATTTACAAATAAAGTAATCATATATATAATCTCTTTAGGAGGGGATTGTATGAAACAAGAAAAGAAATTCTATGAAAAATGGCAGTTGTGGTTAATCATATTGGCAGTTATAGCTATTATTATTGGAATCATAATAACTAATAATCAAGCAAAAGGAGTTGGTTCCGCTGGTATAAGTAGAGAAGAATATGATGAAATTGAAATTGGAAAAACGACTAATTTCGAGCTAAATGAGATTATAGATAAAGATGACGAATGGAGTAACGATGCTATTTATGATAAATGTGTACAACAAATAAGTGAGGAGAAAGAAGATTCAAAATACACATATGTTTATAAATATTATGGTGAAAAATCTGGATACGCAATAATTACTTTACAAGCAGATTATTCAAATGGATATTTTTATAATGATGTTATAGCAATAAAAAAAGAAAAATTTAATTTAAAATAATTTTATCAAAAATTAAATAAATAAAGTAAAAAAACGGCTTACGAGAATAGATTTTAAGCCGTTTTATTTTATTATTAGAGTAATTATATACCTTAAAAATACAAAAAAGAGCAGTTTTAGACTGTTCTTTTTTTATTCTTAAATGGAGGAAAAAAATGGTAAGACAATTTAGACTTATTAACGAAAAAGGACAAGAATTTAGTTTAATGGAATTACACAAGTCTTGTTTTTTATCCGAACCTGATGGTTTGGGTTATTCTTACAATACTACATACGAACAGATAGAAAATTCCTTTTTCGAAACTTTAAGAAATGTACAGCAAGGACAAATAACAGGAACAGCTAATTTTAGTTGCTACGATAATTATAAAAACTTTGTAGATTATATAGAAAGTTCTGAAAAAATAAGGTTTGGATATAAAATACCATATAAAAATCTTCCAATTAAAGAATATCTAAAAGATGTAAATATACAAAACATTGGAAAAGGTCAAATAGATGTAGATGGAATACTAAAATGTCCAGTCACATTTGATTGCTTAAGTCTGTGGTATGAAGAAAATAAAACTATATATTCTACTTCCGCACAAGCCAACGAAATTCGATGGGATTTCAAATGGGATAGTAAATTTGTAGATTATAACAATAGAACATTAGAATATATAAACCAAGGTCACGTACCAGCTCCAGTTCTAATTAAAATAAAAGGACCTATTACAAATCCTACTCTTACGCTAAAAATTGAAGGACAAGTTTATCAAGAAATAGTAGTGAATGTAGATTTAAAAGAATATGAAACGTTTGAGTATTGTACGCAAGAAAATAATTTCTATATCAGAAAAGAAAATACAGATGGCACTTATACAGACTTATTCGGATTAGACAACATAGATCCATCTAACAATAATGTTATAAAATTTCCAAAAAGAAAGTCTTGTGAGCTTATTATGTCTGCAGATAACGAAATACTAAATGCAGAAGTTAGTGTTTATGCATATTACAAGGTGGTTTAGATATGGCAAGAAGTGTAACAGTTAAGTTTAATAATAAATCGTATAATGCAGTATATAACGAAACGACTGACGAATATGAAGTAGAACTAACTGCACCCGAAACTGGTGGAATATATAACGCCCAAATTTCTTGTGTAGATGGAGAAACAACGAATACAACAGATATAGATATTAGAATTTTAAAACAAGAACAAATAAAAATAACAACAGACGATACATATATGTATATATTTGATTATAAAGATTTTAGTGTTAAAGATATCGTTGAATTGTCTAATTACGAAATAAATATAGACGAAGAAACAAATGCAAATACTACAGTGAATGTATTAAAGAAAACAACAGCAAAAGCAAACGACATAGTAATGATAAAAGAAAATGGAGAAATAAAATATTGGGGAATTATTCAAGAAATTCAAAATGAAAATGGCTCCAAACTATACCAATACATAATTAAATATATTACTAATATGTTTAATCAGAATGTCATTTTAAATCAAAATATAATGACTACTAATGATATTGAGGAAGGTTATTATAGAATACATAGTAAACTAAATTATAATTTTGTGTTTGATGTACTAAATGGTTCTTTAGAAGCAGGAACCAATTTACAAGTATATGAAAATAATAATACAAATGCACAGAAATTTAAAATAACAAAAAATGAAAATGGAACTTATGCAATCGCTAACATCAAATCTGATTTACTTGTAGATGTAGTAGGTGGAATTTTTGAGAACGATAGAAATGTCTATATGTGGGAGGATAATAACGGGCCTGCGCAAGAGTGGAGATTTATCAAAAAAACAGAAAACACATATGCAATTTACCTTACGACTAATACAAATTTTGTTATTGATTTACAGGATGGAAAAGCTGAAAATGGTGGAAATGTTGAAATATGGGAATATGTAGAAGGAAGTCAACAGGAACTATGGGTATTAGAAAAATTAGACGAAGAAATTATTCGTTATAATGGAATAGAAGATTATATAGCAGAACAAATCAACAAAAACTTTATTAACAATGAAGACGTGTTAATGAATCGAGATTATTTAGAAATTAGAGTAAAAACACACACTAAATTAGATGTGTCTGTTTCTACAATAGTAGATGTTCAAAATGATATATTCAATTTACATACATTTATGACAAACTGTACTCAAAATTACAACATTACATATAACGTATTTCTTGAAAATAAGAAACTAGTAATTGAAATAGAGAACAAAGAAATTAAAAAAGAATTAATTGATGTTAATGCTCAACCAATTTCAAATTATACAGAAGTTTTTGAAACTGACGTAGTATCTAAAGTTGTTGTTATTACTAAAGATGGTAGCAGATATACATTATATCTAAAGACAGATAGAACAACGACAGAAGATATGTTAGACGAAAATAGAGCAGAAGGTAAAACAGAAGTAGTGTATGCAGAAAACGTAGAAGATGCAAAACAAAAAGCTTTAGATACATTTAAAGGAAATGCGTATAATCATAATGTTACGTTTGATTATTATGATAGAGAAATTAAAGTTGGGACACCGATTACAATTAAAACAAAAGAATCTTTAATTTATGATACATATATTTCTGCAGTTACTAAACAAAAAGGAAGTAAGTTTTATAAATATACTTGTGGAAATATAAGAATAGGTTTTATAGACAAACTTAAAAAGGAAAGGAAAAATAAGTAATGTTAAAAGGACACGTTTTTAGTGAGCAGATATTTGCAAGTCAAATATTTGCTCTTTTTATTAATACTTTCTTACATGGAAGAAATGGAGTTAGTAATAATTACAAAGAAGGAATGGCTATAACATATAGTGGAAGTAACATACATATTGCTTCTGGAGCTGTCTGTATACAAGGAAGGTTTTTGGAAGAAGATTCAGGAAAAGATATTGTAGCAGATACAGATAGTCAATATTGCTCTCTAGTTTTAGAAATAAATCTTGATGCAGTTAATACATCATCTTCATTCTTACAAGCAGACTACAAAATAATTAAAAATGCTAGTAATTATCCAGCTTTGATACAAAATAATATTGTTAAAAATAATGCTGGAACATATCAATACGAATTAGCTAGATTTAGAACTTCTTCAAGCGGTATTACAGATTTTCAAGACAAAAGAACATTCTTAGATTTTGACACTATATGGGATTTCATTGAACAAGAATGGAATGTAAAACTATCAGAATTAGAAGAATTATTAGCTAAAGTAGAAGATGGTAGTGCTTATTTCTTAAATTCTAGATTGAAAATATTTCATAACCAAGCCGACGATTCTCAAGGAAAAGAGGGAGATATCGGCTTTGATTAGGAGGCTTAAATGGCTAGAATAAACGGTTATGTAACGCAACATAATGAAGCTTACGAATACTATATAGAATGGGAAGAATTTAATATTAATCAACAGGCTAATACATCTTCTGTAAGAGCTACTTCATATATAAGGTGTAACTCTCATACTTCTTGGGCGAATAATAAAACACAAAGATTATGGATTGCTGGAAGAGAGTTTAGTAATACATTAAATATAAGCTTAAGCCCAGGTACCGTTGTACAACTTGTAAGTGCTACGGTAGACAACATTGGACATAATTGGGATGGAAGTTTAAATATCGAAATTGCAGCATCTGGAGATTTGCCAAGTGGTTCAGGGTATGGACCGCTTTGGGGAGAAGCAAAAGCAAATGTATGGTTAACACAAATAGCAAGACAAGCTAACTTCTTATCTATAGATATTCAAAATGCGAATCTGGAACATTTTGATGTTTATTATAATTTAGATAAAACAGTAGATGCAATACAATATAAAGTAAATAATGGAGCTTGGCAAAATATTAATCCTTATTGGGGAAACTGGAATAAAGAAGCAACGTTTGCAGTGCAAGGACTAACTCCTAACACAAATTATTCAATACAATTAAAGGCCACAGTTAATGAAATAGATAGTTATTCTTCTGTATACAACGTAAGAACATTAGATATCGCTAGATTTACCAATCTAAGCGATTTCTTTTTTGGAGATGTTGTTAATATAACAAAGACAAATGAATCAAACTGGTGGAATTATCTTACTATTAAAGTTGGAGAAAATGTAATTGTAGAACGTAGAGCTTTAGAATCAAACAATTTAGTATTTACTTTTACACAAGATGATTTAGACAAGTTGTACAAAGCTTTAACTAGTTTTAATAAAACAACTGTAGAATTTATATTAATAACAAATAATGAGTATCAAGATTGGTCAAGTTCTAAAAAAGTGCAATGCACATTTAACGGTAACCAAATGACAGCTCATTATTATACTCAGGACCAAATAAGAAAAAGAGCGAAAGTAATATATTACATAGCAGATGAAACACCTAAAAAAGCAGTTTTTGTAATTAAAAAAGATGGAAAATGGAGGAAGTGTATTTAATGGAAGAAAGAGATATTTTTTTCGAATCAATAAATATAGAGCCTTCTAAAATTTATACAAACTCTAAATTTAGGTTGAAAATAAAAGTTATAGGAACTTCTAGAATATTAACAGAAGATAATAATGTTTTAAATACAGAAAATAATGAAAAATTAGTTTTAGAATAAAGGAGAAAAATATGGCAGATAAAAAAATAACTGAATTAACTGAAGCTACTCAATTACAAGATAATGACATTTTTCCAATTGTTCAAAATTCCGAAACTAAAAGAATTACAGTAGCGAATGCAAGAGCAAAATTCAAAGGCGATAAAGGTGAAAATGGACAAGATGGACAACAAGGTCCAGCTGGTCCAGCAGGAACAAGTATAAATTGTGTAAAAGTAACAGATGAACAAACCGCAATATCTCAAAGTGCAGCAAATCCTAATAATATTTATTATTGGTAGGTGTTAAAAATGGGGACAGCAATAAATGGAACAAAAGTAAGTAATTTTTATATAAACGGAAGTAAAGTTAATGGATTTGCAAAAAATGGAGAAATTGTATTTAAAAGAGAAGGAGATACAGTAGCGCCTGCCTATAATTCGCTTGGAATTGTCAGAAATAATAATGCTGGAGAAACTAGAGATACACATTATGCAAAAATTGGAGATAGTGTTCGAGTTCTTATATATTTTTCAGAACAACTGGCAGTGGAGCCTAAAGTAAAAATTGCAAACAAAGAATATACTGCTACATATAGACCTTTAAGTTCTAGTAATGGCTTATTCGCATATTATGCAGATTGTGATTTAACAGAAGATTTAATTGCAGGGCATAGATATTATGGACGTGTAACATTTAGAGGAAGCGAAGATACAATGTATCAATGGCAACAGCAACTTAACTCTCCTAATCTTACACAATCTTATGGAGAAAATAGTCCAAACGAAGTAACTATATCTACAATATTTGCAGAAATAACAACACAATACAGATTATTTTATAATATGACTGCTACATTTGCAAATGCAGAAAGTAAAGCATATCTTAAAGAACCAATGTTAGTAGATGTAACAGATATGCTAGCAAGTGGGTTAACAGAAGAACAAATTAAAACGCAATTAGATGGAATGCAATTTTTTGCAGATACTACACCTCCAGAATATGTACAAATTCAAGTATATAATAAAAATAATACATCAAGTACAACAATTACAAATGGAGAAACAGTTAGGATATTGGCAACATTTAATACAGAATTAGGAACTTTACCGACCTTAACTATTGGAAAACAAAAAATACTAATGAAAGCAACTTCAGATGGAAAAGGCGGAATTATATATCAAGCAGATATAACAATAGCTAGTGATAATATTATGGAAGAAGGGGTATTGAAGTTCACAATTAGTGGTTACACAGACAAAAATGGAAATGAGGGAGAGAAAGTAACAGAAGCTAATGCGAGAAATTCATTAACATATTATGTGTAAGATATTAAGAATTATAAAAAGAACATTAATAAGCTTAATGCTGTTAATGTTCTTTAATTTGTTTATATAAAATAGGAGAAAATATGGGAGATACAATAATTGTTGCAATTATTACAGTTGTAGGAACAATTGCAAATACATTGATAAGCAAGAAAACTAATAAAAAAATAGAAAACATAAATGATATA